TGTTAGCCAACTCTTAAAAGAGTTAGAGAGCGGCAAGCATAAAAGCAAAGGGATTCAAAAGCCCAACGCAGGTGCCATGAGTGCTCTTAAAGCTGTGGCCTCGAAGAATACCCACAAGCCTCACAAGCATAGTAAGACTGTTACTCGTAAGGCCAGAGAGTACGCTGGTCTTGGCCCCAGTGATAGAGAAGCTCTCAGCTCTTTCGAGCAAGGTGGGAAGGTGAAGGGCAACGGCAAGAAAGACCCCATCACCAAAGAGTCTGTATTCAAGATGACTCAAGAGCGCTTAAATAAGGAGTTTCCGAATAACACAATCGCTGAGAAGGAGGTGCGGGACATCAGCATGGTGTGGTTGCTGACAGGCTTGGACCCAAAAGTAATGGATAAGCAAGTCAAAAAGATAAGGGACAGGAATAGGCCCGGAGTTGCGCCGAGATTCAGTCACCGTTCCACTGGCGCAGAAGCGGATGAAGAACTCTCCCTCATTGTAAACGACAAGTAAACCCCGCGCTCATGAAGGCAGCAAAGAAATCAGAACGCCCCAAGCTCAAAGTTTCATCTAAAAAAGTGTCTGTTCCGCCCCCGTCCGGATACCACTGGATGGAAGAGCAGGGGCGTTTTTATTTGATGGAGGGTGATTACAAACCTCATCCCGGAGCAGTCAAGGAGGCCGCTTTTAAAGTTTCTACTCATGGCAAATAAGAGTCAACCGTACAAGCTCGGATTCCCGAAGAAGTATTTCACGGGAGCGCCTGACAGCGGGAGCGACACTGGCCATGCCAGTAAGATGAAGAAGAGGAAGGAGGCCTATGATTCCGGTCAGAAAGTCGACTTTAGTCAAGTGCTAGAAAAGGGGGGGAAGATACAGCGCAAGCCTATCAGCGCGTCAGTCAAGAAGACGCTGCAAGAGAAGGCTAAGAAGTCCGGAATTTCCTACGGAACTCTAGTCAAAGTATACCGACGAGGTCAGGGTGCGTGGCTATCTGGGGGTAGCCGCAAAGGAATCCCCATGGCAGGCTGGGCTATGGGTAGGGTGAACAGCTATATGAAGGGCTCTAAGAAGCACGACACAGACCTCCGGTAATCATTATATTTACAGCATGAAGCTAGTCAAGATTAACGGTAAGATGGTGCCCTTCTACGCGGCAGACGGTCAGGGCTCAGGCGACTTGAAGAAGGCCATGTACGGGATGAAGATAAAGTCCATGGGGGACGGAGGTAAGATGTACAAGTACATGAACGGAGGAGAGGTTCGCCAAGTCATGGAGAACGGAGGAGAAGTAGAGTCGGGTGACAAAGGTCCGATTCAAGGAATGGGTAATCTGGAAGGAAGGTTTCGTGTTATTCCAGAGCCGGCAGACCCGAAGAGAAAGGACAGTCCCATCAACTATAAATTCTACATCGACGGAGAGGAGGTTGAGTCAACAGACTTTACGGCTCAGCTTCGTGAGCAGGCTCCAAACGTTGACGTAAACGAGATGGTCGTTAATGCCGCGAAGAGGTCTGGCCTCCGCTGGACGAATGACGAGGAAGGAGGCAGCTGGTCATATAGCAGTTCCAATAGAGGTATTAAAGAGGCGCTCGAGGAGCGTAAGGCTTTTAAAGAAGGTGGTCACCCGAAGGTGGACAGCCTGTACAATGCACGGGCCGACCAACTTCAGGCGAGAGAAAGAGCTCCTCGCTTAAATCTTGCTGAGCACTACCTCAAGAATCAGTAATCGTATTTGACTAAGCTGACCCTCCCAAATCCTACGTGGGTGGTGTTTGGTGTTCCAGTACTGTCATGCATAGTGATATACCTATCGACTAGGTGTCCGTCATCTGTGAACGTGGCCATGTAGTTGGTTTTTGTTTCGCAAATAGGAAGCAGAACGAAGTCTGTGTTTTCGAAGTAATAGACCGTATCTATGGCTCCGTTAAAATAGTAGTATGTGATTTCCGCGTCGTAAGACCACGTTTGGTCGTCGGTAATAAACTGATGTCCGCACTGTGCAGATGCAAAGAAAGGGGCGAGGAAAAGGAGTGTGATGTACTTATTCATCGTGTTGTGTGTTATGGGATTCACCTTTACAACGCACTCCTGTTTCGTATATTGCGCAGCATGCGTGTTTTGAAGAAACCTACAGTTGACGAGGAGGTGAAGGAAGAGGAGGAGAAGAAGCCCCACAGCTCCATGGGTGTAATGCGGGCTTTGACAGGTGGCAAGGGAAAACGAAGGCGTCACAGTAAGAAGGGAAAGGCCGAAGTAACCCAAGGCCCAGAAGGGGATAACGCTCGTGACGAAGCCGAGATGCGTCTTTCCATGACGGTAGCAAATATCCAGAACCACTTTGTTGCTGACGACGGACACGGTATGCGCTTCCTCGATGAGGACGACCCCCGCTCAGCTCAGTTCATTGAAGACGTCTTATTTACTGACGTGTGGAGACCAGACGGTATAGCTAATGAGACAGCTTGGAGCGCCGCAACTACGTCGGCCCACATCCGTAGTTACCTAGGGGCTGAAACAAATGAGCAGGCAAAGGAGATGGGGTTCCGGCCTTTTGCGGCTCACCGCAGCTGGATAAATGACAGCTTTGCAACACGTAGGGGTAAAAATGAAGATGATGCTAAGTACGATGCTTACAGGTCGGAGAGACTCCTAGGAAAGCGTTCCGAAGAATTGCAGATTGGTGACATGCTATTCAGGGGGTACGACGACAAGGAGGATATGCGAGACATTAAGCAGACTGCGGACTGGACGTACGGAAAGTTTAAGCGTCATGCGCTAAAGGCTCATGATAGTGGCAAGCGGGACCCTATCCTATATAACAGCCACACGGATGTAATCGTGGGGACGGGTACTGAAAATGGCAAGAAGTACTACATGCTTTCGGGAGGAAACGTTAATGACGGATATATGGTCAAGAAATACTTCCCCGAGGACTTGAGGAAAAAGTATAAGGGGGCCCTCGTCAGGAACAAATCCTCAAAGCCTAAAGGTTAATAGGCTCTGCCCCCTCTAGCTTTCGGTAAACTCTTTGCACCATCATTCTAGCTTTCTGGGTAAGCCCTAACCTGTGTTCGTGGTTAGACCTTTCGTGAAATAACTGATTGACATACTGGTCTACGTCTTTACCGTGGTAGATAGTTTCTAGCCAGCCCCTTTGCTTTAAGGGGAGGACAGTCCTTTCGTAGAGCTTAGTTCTGCTTCGCTTTAAGACAGTTGCAGCGTGTGATACAGTAAAGAACTCGTAGTCGTAAACAAAGAGAAGAAACTCTATTTCCGTCTGTTGTAGGTCATAGTTTTTCTTTACATCTCTAATTACCAAGGCCCACTTTTTCAGGTAGTTCTTTGACACGTACCTGTTATTTAGCTTGCTGAAGTCACGCCGACGCCGCCCGGAATGGTGTCTGCTCATCTAGTATATTTGTCTTTAAAGTTAATTCGATGGCTACACTTTCAGGGACCAAGGTCAAAGACACCTACCTCGGACTTCTCAAAACATCAGACGCAGGTGCGGTCACAGGGACCTTGAAAACAATTCAAGACGGGGGAGGCAACGACTCGGCTCTTAAGTTGGCCACCACGAAGGTGATGGTTGAGAAACTGGAGATTAATAATCCCGCTGTAACCACCGACACTAACATCCTTACTTGGAACCAGAGCACAAAGTCTGTAGGATACAAAGCTCTTTCTTCTGCCGCTAGTGTTTCTGTCACCTATGACGTCACGACAGCGACGGAGCCAGACCTTCAGATTACAGACAACCTGAGTACCACCAAAACGACATCGTTTCGTGGCGGAACAAACATCACACTAAATGGTAGTGTGTCTGGTGATACAGGGACGATTTCGTTCTCAAACGACACCAAGTCTCAGCTAACCTTTGGTGCAGCAGCCGGTATTGCAGCCGGCAATTCTGGGAAGCTAATTAAGTTGAAGCTAAACACTCTTTCAAGCGGCGATGTAATCACACTACCTCCGGCAGCAGAAGGTGTTTATTTTGACTTCTTGATTATCGCGGAAAACAGTAACCCTATCCATATTGATGCTTCGAGTGGAGACAGAATCAAGGGGAGGGTCACACTGACTAGCACAACTAAAGGACAGTCAATTTCTCAGATTGAGAGTGGGTCTAATACAGATAGGATTACTCTCGATTCAAACGGTACTACTACTGGAGGCAGCTTTGGAGACACTTTCCGTCTCGTTGCGGTTGACGGTGACGATTGGCTTTTGGACGCATCATTAACGACTACCGCAGCTTCACCGACTGCTTGTAACACAATAACAGGTCAACCATAATGGATAGCATTTTAAAGAAAGCATTTCAAAAAGAGGTGCAAGATGTCTTCGATAGGATTGAGGATATCGTAGAGAAGTATTCTTCTACGGGGGTGGTATACAGTCTGGCTGTTGGCTTTGTAGAAGATGAGACTGAAGAGGCTAAGAAATGGAACTTGGCGTACGGATGGAACTGCATTGACGAGGAAGAATTTGCGGAGTTCATGACACTACAACTTGAGGCTTACAGTCAAGAAGACGAGGCTAATCAGTGGTTTAGTGGGCTCTCACTAAACTGAAATAATGGACTTAATACGTAAGATTGTCATTGGGCCAAACCCCAAGGACGCAATGGCCTATTATGTAGGCATGAAAGCCGGCTCTGCTAGGGTGTGTGCCATCAAAGAAGACGAGGCTTCACTCTACAAATACAACGTGCGTAGGTATCACGTATACCTAGAAGATGATGATTCCACTTATATTTGGAAGACGGTTGAGAATCAACCGGTCTTAATTGAATATGACTGCAATTTTTCATGAGAGCACTGAGGCACTTCGTCGTTGAGGTACCTAAAACACACAGCGACAAACTAAAGCTCGGAGACAAAGAGATTTACATTGACACCCGATTCAACGAATTTGACCATCGCGTTTGTCATGGCACTGTTATTTCTCCTCCTGAGCTACTGGACACAGGAGTAAGTAAGGGCGACACCCTTTTCTTTCACCACCATGTAACAACGAACAAGTCTCTCAGTCTGGGGGACGACATGTACGTTGTCATTTATGATGAGGACCATCCTCAATGCTCCCACGCCATAGCATACCGTAACTCTAAAGGAGAGTTGAATATGCTTTCCGGCTGGGTCTTTGTTAACCCTATAGCGGAAGGAACTCCTGACTCAGTTAGTGATTCGGGTATTATTTACGAGCTAGGAACTAACAAGGAGGAAAACAGAACTGCGTCTGTCTTCATGCCTAATGAAGAGCTTAAGTCTCAGGGCGTTAACGTTGGTGACGTTGTTGGTTTTGATAAGGACTCGGACTACAAGATGAAGCTAGACGATGGTTCTATTGTGTACCGCATGCGTGTAGCTGACATTGCTTATGCCTTCGCGGACTAAGTTCACGACAGTCGAAGCCGCCCAACGACTAATGAAGTCAATGGAGGCTGCCATCAACAACATGATTGATGAGGTCAAGAAACCTGTAGACCCTGAAGCCGGAGGCTCAGCGAGAAAGGCTGAGCTTCAGTCTATCAAACAAACCGCGATAGACTGTAAGGAGCTATTGGTAGAGCGTCAAAGACTAGAGCAAATGGTCAAAGACCTTAAGTCTACAGGGGTTATTGAGGAGGCTAAAGATTACTCAGGAGGGTTTGCAGAAAAGTTTTCTAAATGAACCCTTTAGTCAAGCTAGATTCGTATGATGAAGAAGTTGTCAAGATTTGTCCCAACGGTACGCTTGGCGAGGTCGTCGAACTTGGCGGGGTTCTCATTGGCCTTCCCGAAGAGCCCTCAAGCGGAACCTGCGGAGAAGAGCTGGAGACAAATATGCAGGTGTGGCAAAGGCTACCTATGCCACCGGAGCTGTCCCGCATTCGAAGCATGGACGAGTGGGCCGAATCCCCGAAGGAGTTTCGAGAAAGATTTCGTCCATATATCGAAGAGGAGTTTAGAAGGCGTCGTGACGGTTTTTGGTTTTACAATGCGGGTAAGCCTACATACATTACCGGTAGACACTACATGCTACTCCAGTGGACTAAGATGGATGTGGGACACCCGTCATATCTCAGTTTCCAACGGGACATCTTTATTCACATGGCTGCGTGCGAAGCTGACCCACGTTGTATCGGGCAGCTTTATACTAAGTGTCGCCGCTCTGGTTACACTAACATATGTGCTTCTGTCCTTCTCGATGAGGCTACGCAAGTCAAAGAAAAACTTCTTGGAATCCAGTCCAAGACAGGAAAAGACGCGCAGGAGAACATCTTCATGAAAAAGGTCGTGCCTATGTTCAGGCACTATCCATTCTTCTTTAAACCAATTCAAGATGGAACAACTAACCCGCGCATGGAGCTGGCTTTCCGCGAACCATCCAAAAGAATTACAAAGAATAATAAGACGTCGAGGGCCGGGGATGCGCTCAACACAGTTCTCAATTGGAAGAACACAACGAACAACGCGTATGACGGAGAGAAGTTACACATGCTCTACATGGATGAGGCGGGGAAGTGGGAGAAGCCCTCAGACATTCGAGAGGCATGGCGTATTGAAAGGACTTGTCTTATTGTGGGCCGTCGTATTGTTGGGAAAGCTCTTGTTGGAAGTACTGTAAATCCAATGGACAAGGGCGGGGCTGAGTACAAGCAGATTTGGAAAGACTCAGACCCAAGTAGTCGAAACGCTAACGGTCGTACTGTATCTGGTCTGTACCGATTATTTATTCCCGCCTATGAAGCCTTGGAGGGTTTTTTCGATAAGCATGGAGAGCCAATTGTTGAGGACCCTGCATCACCTGTAGAGACACTAGACGGGGACACGATGTCAATTGGTGCCCGCTCCTTTCTTAAAAACGAACGGGACTCTGTTAAGCATGACGCCCGTGAGATGAACGAAATCATTAGGCAGTTCCCGTTTAATCCAGACGAAGCGTTTAGGGATAGCGTTGAAGGCAGTCTGTTCAACATTGGCAAGATATACGAGCAGATAGAGCACAACGAGTATATGTACCCTAACCCTGTAGTCCGGGGTAACTTTCAGTGGAGGGGCGGGGTCAAAGACACCACGGTTTTCTTTAATCCAGACTCAAACGGTAGGTGGTACGTATGCTGGATGCCTGAAGAGTCTGAGCGCAGTGTAATGAAAGATGAGCGCGGACGACGTGTTGCTCCTCACCCTACTGTTGGCTGCGGTGGTGTAGACTCTTACGACCTTGATACGACGGTCGATAGCAGGGCGTCTAAGGGCGCTTGTCACATCTATAACAAGTTTAACATGTCCGGGGCTTCGAACATGTTTGTTGCAGAGTACGCAAGCAGACCTCCGATGGCGAGCATCTTTTATGAAGACGTCCTCATGGCGGCTGTATTTTACGGCTATCCACTTCTCATTGAGAACAACAAGTACGGAATCGTAAGATACTTTGAATCAAGGGGTTACGACGGGTACGTTATGGACCGACCAGAACATTTGAAGGTTGGGACATCTTCGTCTAGGACAAAGGGCATCCCTTCTAATTCCAAGGACGTTATTCAATCTCACGCATCAGCCATCGAGGACTACATCCACAACTACGTCGGACTTGATGAAGAAGGGTCTCCGGGCAGGATGTATTTTAATAGAACGTTGGAAGACTGGATTGGCTTTAAGATTGACAACAGGACAAAGTTTGACCTTTCTATTAGTTCTGGGTTAGCCCTTCTTGCAGCACAGAAGGTCAAGCCGAAGAAAAAGAAAAAGAAGTTTGAGGAGAGCGTTTTCTTCCGAAGGTATAAGGCCTGAGAGCCTTCGGCTGTATTGCTATATTTGCATATGAGCCCAGAACAATTCAGATGACCGGTGGGAAAAAACATAACAAGTACAATGGTTTTCCTGACCCCTTTGTGTCACCGGAGGTAAAGGCCTCTGCTGATTACGGTTGTGCTTTTGCAAAAGCCATTAATGCTCAGTGGGGTCATGGCGGCGACCAGACATCTTTGTTCCGTCGCAGGATGCACGACTTCGACAAGAGTCGTGACTATGCAAATGGGACTCAAGACACATCCATCTACAAGCAGATTCTAAACTCTCTGGACCCAAACAACGGAGACGGCACTCTGCTGAACTTGGACTGGAGCCCCGTCCCTATCGTTCCTAAGTTCGTTAAGGTCGTTGTTAACCGTATCCTTTCTCGAAAGCCGTACCCGTCGGTCGAGGCTCTTGACCCTGTGAGTCGTAATGAGAAGACGATGGCGAGAGCTACTGTAGAGTCTTCCATCAAAGACAAGGAGCTCTTACAGGAGGCTAAGTCTTTAGGTCTGAGTCCTAAGATTGACCCAGACGATTTGCCGGATACTACAGAGGAGGCAGAAATCTTCATGGAGCAAAACATGAAGACGAACGCAGAGATTGCCGCTCAGTTGGCTACTGCGCTGACTCTAGACTGGAACGATTTCGACCAGAACGTTTACCGTCGGTCTGTTGAGGATTTAGTTGTCTGCGGCATGGCTGTGGTCAAAAGAGACAACGACCCA